CAAGGTTGTAACTACCTTCCGCGGAATTCCGATCCGCACTTGCGATGCAATCCTGAGCAATGAGGCCCAAGTTGTGTGAATTTGGCTAAACTTCAATATTCGACTATGTGGAGAATATGCGATGGAAGAAGCCTTGGCTGTTCGAAAAGCTGAACTCATCAAAATGAACGCACTTGATTTTGTCAACTCCATCAAAGAGGTTTAGTTATGATTATCGATGGTTCGCTACTTTTCACCGGCACGTCCAATGGCGCTACTGGTGGTATCTCATCCACTGCATACACCGATCTGCCAACAACCGGCACCACGGTCGCATCAAACATCATCGACCTCGGAGTTAAATCCGGTGTCCCAGCTTCGGCTGCAGGTGGTGGCGCACGAGATCTTGGTGTTGGCGATGATCCGTCCCTCAAGCTCTCGGCAATTGCTGTCACGGCATTCAATGCCACCGGCACGCTGCAACTGATTCTCTCAGGCGCGCCGGACAATGGTGCTGGTGTGCCGGGTGCCTACACCGCGATGTGGACTTCTCCAGTTTACGCCAGTGCTCAGCTGGTCACCGCAGGATTCCAGTTGGCCAATATCGATGTTCCGAGAGTTGTTCCTGGCCAGCCGATTCCACGCTTCCTGCAGTTGTCCTTCGTACAGGCCTCCACCGCCAACACGACTGGCACTGTCGAAGCCTCGATTGTTATCGACCGCGATGATCAGATCGTTGGTACTACTGGTGCACTCTCCGGCTATCCCGCCGGCATCACTGTTGCAAACTAAGGAAACTTCGATGAAACTTCGCCATGCTCTTCTTGCTGGCGTGGCATATGCGTTGGCGGCTTCGGCTGCCCTCGCACAGGTTAATGTTGTACCACAGGTCGGACTCTCAACGGCTCAATCACCTGGACGGAGGAATAAATGGCTCGTTGGAAACTTATGACTGCGCACTATCTGAACGTGCCGGGGGAACAGTGGGAATACCAAGAAACTGATCGCAAGACAGGACGTATGCTCCGCACGCAGATGCCCGTACCGCGGTTGCTTGATCCACGCGATCCCTCGAATTGGACCAATCGTTGGGGCAACAAGGACAACGAAGAAGGCGAGATTGTGGTTTGTCTTAAAGGCAAAGGCGATATTCATGACATCGTCTTTGAAGGCGACCCCACGCCCGATATGATTCCGGTGGACGAAGAAGCCATCGTCATCAATGCCAGCTTCGCCGAACGCTGGAGATACAAACCCGAAGCTGCGACAGACAACTTCTCGCAGTCACTCATCGATCGTATTCAGATGGAGATGGCTCCTAAAGCAACTCCCGCACCGATCGAAGGTCTTGGCGAACTCGTCACGGTAATCAAGGCCTTGGTTGAGTCAAATGTTGAAGTCGTCAAACAGGCGCGGAGGGTTTAATGACTACGACCACCACTAGTGTAGGATCACCCGGATCTGCAGGCTCCGCTAGTGGTGGTCGGACTTATGCCTTTAATAATATCTCCACCGTTCCGCAGCAAATTGTTGGAGCCAATGCACAGCGACAATCTATTATTGTACATAACCCGGGGGCGGTGGATATCTTTGTTGCTCCCGCATTTGTACAGAACTCCGGTTCCGATGTTGCATTGGTTCCATCACCAACAGCCCTCGGTGGATGCTTTCGTGTCTTCGCTAATGGGGGCATGATTACTATCACAGGCGAATGCCAAAAGCCCTACCAAGCCTTCTCTGCCAGTGCAACAGGCAACCCGCTAACCGTGGTGGATTCCAATGTTTAAATGGTTGCTTTTATTTCTAGCTCTGTGTTCAACACCTGCCGTGGCGCAGGGTAATCCACAGTGCCCAACACGCCCGGTTGGGGATGTTACAAATGCTTGTGCCAGTACAGCATTTGTAAATGCAGCTATCGGCCCAATAGCAACTCCAGTTGCAAATTCTGTATTTGTGACAAATGGATCGTCAATCCCTGGATGGGCAACTACACTCCCGACCGGGCTGACAATTCCGGCCCCGGCTATCACTGGCGCGGCGACGGCGGTGTCGCTCGCGGCGACGGCGGGCATCGAATCATCCGGCGGCTATACTGGCGCATATTCGGATGGAATTATCGTCGATTACACGTCCGGGACCGGGCGGATTAGCGTCGGAACGTCTGACGGCTTCGCTTGGTACAATGGCGGCCTCGCAAACACACAGATCGCCTCGCTATCCGCAGCTGGCGTCTATTCGCCCTCAGGCGGCGTCGCGGGCGTCACCAATGGCGTTGGCGCGGCCACTGGCATCGTCGGTGAGGTCATAACATCGGGCAACGTCTCCAGCGTTTCGATGACGAATGCGACGGCAAAAAATATCACATCTGTGACCCTTTCCGCCGGAGATTGGAATTGCTTTGGAAACTACGTGGCAACGCCAGCCGCAACTACAACGCAGTCATTGATATTGTCATCAATAAGCTTGACGACTGGGGCTGTTGATTTCGCCTCATTCGCAAATATTTATGAGTCGGTCGCAGTCAATATCATTACTGGTATATCTCCACCGGAGAAGGTTATCAACATATCCACACCAACCACTGTGTATCTCGTGGCAACATCTTCTTTCGCCACATCAACCCTAACCGGCGGCGGCATTCTGTCCTGCAGAAGGCTGCGCTGAAGTAAGCATCGCGACAAAATATCAGATCAAAAAACTCAGCGGGCAGGAATAAATCATGGTTGATATTACAGAAGATTGGCTTAAGTCTATTGATGGTCATTTGCGAGTTATCCGAGATTTGCTCAGTAAAGCTGTCAACGCTCAAGTTGATGCAGAACAAGAAGTCCCTGAATACATGCGTCGGTTTATTATGTACATGCATGATATCCACGATGTAAAGAATTTCTACACCGAGCATGGGCTTGCTCCACCCGCTTATGTTATGCGAGAAGCTGAACGCTGTGATGATCGTCTGCGCCAGCTTCTTGAAAAACTCCACTCAGATGGCGAAACATTTGAAAAAGTTCGCCGCGAGATGGCCAAAGACCCAGCCAATCGTTGGGATCATACTAGGGCTCTAACTCATGAGAAGGATTGATAATGGCACAAGGACCGATAAAATCGAGTATGTCTGGTGGTAAGGTTGAACCAAAAAGCCACGCAGTTAGTGTATCAAAAGTATCCGAGATTGGATTGCAGGTTATTCGAACGCAGCCGGCACCCGGTGCAGGTCGTGGATTTGAAGCCCCCAAGCCAGTCGCATGTGTAGCCCATCCCTCTGGAAGTCAAGGAAAACATAAATGAGTTATGATTTTAATCGAATCAATCTACTGCTGACCACCATCGATCTTGCCGCAGCTGTTGGTGCGTCGCATCTGCCATTCATCTCTGCCGCATGGGAAGAACTCAAAACAAATCCAGTCGAACCGCCATCTGAGAAATATGAACTGGTTGCTGGATTGAAAGCTCCGGAGGTTGTTAGTTGGCCAGTGCCCACCAGTGACACCACTTATACCAGTGACAATCCGAATCCCGCTCCCGTCGTTGCTCCTGCGGCAATCCCATCAGCGTCCGTCGAAACTTCCCTTTTATCCACAGTTGAACCGTCAACTGATTCTTCTTTGGATGATGCTTCAGCCAGAAGGATTTAACATGTCCAGCAAAGATATCCTTTCCGAATATGGTCCAGAGCGAACTTCTGGTGGTCGTGCCAGCAATGGCGGAAAACCAGAGGTCAAGCCCCTGCCATATGATACGCCAGTTGGACCGAAGAACCAGACCAATCCAGGCCCCGGTCTTCGTGGTGGAACCAACCACGGTAATGCTGGAACGCAAGGCAAACGCTAATGACCAGACAGCTTCCATCCGCTGAGGATCTTAGAAAAGTATTTACATATAACCCGGATACAGGTAAACTTTATTGGAATATAAGAAATGATGTCCCTAAATATGTAAATACTAGATTCGCAGGGATGGAAGCTGGTTCTCCATTTAGTGGTAGATTACAAGTTAGATTAAATGGAATATCATATCTTGTTCATCGGATAATTTGGGTGATTATGCTTGGTGATGTTCTTAATCCAAAAGATGATATAGACCATAAAGATTTAAATGGATTTAATAATGAATGGAATAATTTAAGAATCGCAACTAGATCTCAAAATATAGCCAATAGAAATATGCAAATCAATAATGATTTTGGTATTAAATGTATAGATAAACTTCCAGGAGGTTCTTATAGAGTCAGAATTGCCGGTGTACATCTATGCTGTTGTACCACAATAGAAGAAGCCGTGGAAGTTTATAATATTGCTGCCACTAAACTTTACGGAGAATATGGGAGGCTGATATTACTACCAATGTAGACGTCGTTAATCGGGCTCTGCAAAAGGTCGGCACCCGAACCACTGTTACACAAACCGAACTTACAAATGGCACCAGCAATGAAGCCATACAAGTAAACCTTGTGTACACTGAGAGTCGCCGCGGCTTGCTACGAATGGCTCCGTGGAACATGTCGTTGAAGACGGCGAATCTTGTTTACATCACGTCTTCGCCGGGTACGCCCGAAAACACATCCGCACCAACAACCCTATGGCAGCCGGGGCAACCTGCGCCGCCATGGGCATATGAGTATCAATATCCAGTTGATTGTCTTCGGGCATGCTGGGTGATACCTGCAACGCAGACCGGTTTTGCTGGTGGGATTCCAATCACCACTGCGGTGACCGGTGGAGCCGCAAGTTTCTGGCAGGGTCCTCCGGTTAAGTATAAAATCCAGAGTGATACATTTATGCCAGTGACGGCTGCGGCAGTGGCCAGTGGTGGATCTGGGTATGTGGTTGGAGAAGTTATCACTCTGGCAAGTGTTCCAAATACAAGTCCCCCGATTGGTGCGCCGGTGCAATTGTTGGTTACTGCCGCACCACTCGGGGTTGTATCTACCGTTAGTGTTGTTGCAACTGTGTTGGATTCAAATCCGGTTATTGGTGGATCATACTTTGGTATTCAAACCAATCCTGTAGCACAAGGATCATCGACTGGTGCGGGAGTTGGCGCCACATTTAACCTAACCCAAGGTTCAGCTGCACCACAGCGAGTTCTTTTGACCAACCAAGAATTTGCAACGATGACCTATGTGCAGGACCTAGTTGATCCGAATTTGATGGACCCGTTGTTCCAAACTGCATGGGAAACCTTGCTGGGTGGATTGTTGGCCATGGCCTTAACTGGCGATAAGGCCTTGGCCAATATGCTAATTCAGCAGACCAACCAAATGATCACAACCGCTCGCACTCCAGACGGCAACGAGGGGCTGACGATCAATGATGTAACCCCTGACTGGCTGCGTATTCGAGGTGTGGCTTTTGCAGAACCCTACAGCGGACCATTTACTGGATTTGATTGGGGCCAAATGTGGGCTACATACGGATAATTTGTCATGAGTGAAATTCACGTTCAAGCATCCTTCAATTCTGGCGAGTGGGCACCAAGCCTTCGTGCTCGAGTTGACCTGCAAAAGTATCACAGCGGTGCAGCCCTACTGCAGAACTTCTTCGTGGATTACCGTGGAGGGGCGAGCACTCGTGCAGGAACAGCGTATGTTATTCGTGGGTACAACGATAGTAAAACGATTCGATTGATTCCTTTTCAAGCCGCATTCAATGTGGGCTATTGCCTTGAATTTGGCGATTATTATATGCGCCCGCTGTATCAGGGTTCGCCAATACTTGAAACTGCATTTGCCATCAGTGGTGCAACTCAGACAAATCCATGTGTGCTAACCATAGTTGGAAATAATTACAACATTGGCGATTGGATTTTTGTCGTCAATGTTCTCGGGATGCCGCAACTAAATGAACAATATTTCTCCGTTATTAACGTCGCTGGGAATCTTATCACTATTGGCGATTTATCTGGCAATGCTATAAACTCAACAGCGTACAGTGCTTATATTAGTGGGGGTACTGCGGCTCGTATTTATGAAATCGCCTCCCCATTTGCTGCAGCGGATTTAGCTCTGGTTAAATTTGCACAGAATATAACCTTTATGGTTCTGTGTAATCCAAATTATTCAGCACAGGTACTTACCAGTAATAGTGCGACTGATTGGACTTTTGCACCATTGACCATTGGTGCGACTGTGACTGCACCGACAGGAGTTGCGGTTACCACAACTCTTACTGGCGGCATTGCAAACTATTCCTATGTTGTTACATCTGTGGATCAATATGGGCAAGAGTCTGATGCATCTGCTACGGCTGGATTGACAGGCAAGGAAGATCTTCGTTCTGTGTATGGAACAAATCAAATTGCATGGACTGCAGCAGCTGGAGCTTCCAGCTATAATGTCTACAAAACCTCCATTTCGTATTTTGGTGCTGTCCCCAGCGGGTTATCATATGGCTTCATTGGCAATTGCACCCAAACTTCATTCATCGATGATAACATCGGGGCTAATTTTAGCATTAGTCCACCGGTAGCATCAAATCCATTTATAGGCGGAATTCTTATCAGTGTCACAGTTACTGGTACAGCGAGCACATATTCTTCTGTGCCTACGCCGACGTTAACTGGTGGTTCACCTGTAGTAGCTGCACAGATAACTGCAGCGTTGGAAATTAATGGGTCAACTGTCACAGGACTCAGTCATACTGGTTATAGCACCGGTAATTCTATAACATTTCCTTATGGAATTGTTCTAATTATTGCATCTGTCAGTGGATCTGGTCAAATCACAGGATATCAACCAGTAACATATCCAGGTAGTAATGCTGGATATCTTGGCTCAGGCTCAGCCCCGAGTTCTATGTCATCATCTGATGGATCAAATTCTGTTATCAACGTTGCTTGGATTCTTAAGTCTTTTTCAATTGTTTCATCCGGATTTGGATATGCATCTGCACCAATTGTCGGCGGCATTGGTGCAAGTACAGCCACAACAACAGTATCTGCACTTGGTTTGATCGATCCCGAAGTTCCAAGTTTCTTTCAACAACGGCTTGTACTTGGGGCTACCAGCAAAGCTCCACAGAGTTTATGGCTTAGTAAATCTGGAAGTTATTTTAACTTCGACGTTTCGCTTATTTCACAAGCCAACGATTCAATTTCAGAAACTCTTGTTTCGGGGACATTGAATACAATTAAATCGATCGTGTCCAGTGCGGCTGGAATGCTTGTTCTAACCGACAAAGGTTCCTGGATGATCAATGGTGGGTCAGCTGGATCGGCTGTGGCACCATCGGCTATCGTAGCAAACCCGCAATCATTCGTAGGAGCTAATGATGTCCCACCGATTATTGCTAACTATGACATTCTTTATGTTCAATCGAAAGGTTCTGGGGTTCGTGATCTGGCTTTTAATATTTACTTCAGTGTATTTACTGGCACAGATATTTCTATACTTTCTTCACATTTATTCTTTGGGTATAATATTCTCGAGTGGGCATGGGCTGAGCTTCCATTCTACACCGTTTGGGCCATTCGTAATGATGGAGTAATGCTGTCACTTGCGTTCCTTAAAGAACAAGATTTTGTTGCTTGGGCTCAACATAATACTCAAGGACAGTTTATGAGTGTTTGCACTGTCACTGAGGCCACAACAAACGCAGGAAATGTTGATGCGGTTTATGTTGTGGTGCAGCGGGTGATTAATGGGCAAACGGTTAAATACATCGAGCGAATGTCTGAGAGAGTGTTCACGCTTGGTGCAACTTCGGCTTGGTGCGTGGATGCAGGTCTTCAGTATAATGGTGCACCTGCAACAACCTTTACTGGCGCAAACCATTTGGCCGGAATGACCGTCACCGGGCTTGCTGATGGAAATGTGATCACTCCATTCATCATGCCCACAAATGGAACATTCACTCTGCCAACCGCAGCATCAGTTGTAACTATTGGCCTTGGGTATACCTGCAACCTGCAAACCCTTCCATTGGATGTTGGTGAGCCTACAGTTCAGGGCAAGGTCAAGAAAATCCCCGCGGTTGATGTTAGGGTCAGTGACACACTTGGACTTGCCATCGGAAGTAGCTTTAGCAATCTTGTTCCGATGAAGGATTTAATTGTTGGAAATGTATCATCGATGTTAACCGGGCAGCCAAATCAAGTCGTGAATGGACTGGTAAGTGGCGATGCGAGAACATTCCTTGATCCAACTTACACTGTGCCAGGGCAGTATTGCATCCAGCAATCGCAACCATTACCCGCATCAATTCTCGGAGTGTTTCCGTCTATTGTAATCGGAGATACAAAATGACCGGGAAGATTTTCAGTATAACCCCTACGCAAATGCGGGAATTGGTTCCGTTTGAATTGGACCAGATCACTCTTGGTGCAGCCCAAGCATCTCGGCCTTTGATCGCAGGATTTTATGGTGATGATCTCGTCTGTGTTGCTGGGCTTGTTCCAATATCAATCATCTCCGATACTGCCTATCTATGGCTATGCACCACTGATATAGTACACAAACACAAACTTGTTTTTGCTCGACATGTGCGCCGTGAGATGAAACGATTCAGCCAACTGTATCCACGAATTATTGGACATTGTATTACACCTTCCAGTCGCCTGTGGTTGGAAAGTCTCGGTGCAACATTTGCTGCGGATGGAATTTCTTGGGAGATAGTCAATGACTGATCCAGTATCTGGCGCTGGTATTTCGGCTGGAATTGGAATGGCTTCCAATGCCCTTGGTGGGATATTTGGTGCGTCAAGTGCATCTTCCAGTGCTTCGGCTACAGCTGGAATGTATAACTATCAAGCCTCGATTGCCAACCAAAATGCAGCAATAGCTAAACAAAATGCAGACTACGCCATGAATCAAGGCGAACAATCTGCGTTAAAATATGGTATTGGTGCTGAACAGCGAATGGGCCAGATTACAGCCGCACAAGGCTCCAGTGGGTTTGACCTTAACTCCGGCTCCGCAACTAATGTGCGAAAAAGTCAAGCTGCTACGACAAGTATGGATCTGACTCAGATTCGCAGCGACGCAGCTAAAACAGCATACAATTATGATGTAAGTGCAACGCAATTCGAAGAGCAAGCCAGTCTCTACGAAATGTCCGCGGATAATGCATCGAAAGCTGGTGGATATAATGCAGCTGCATCTATCCTTGGTTCGGCAGCCAGCGTTAGCAGCGAATGGCTACAATGGCAGAATGTTTCGAATAAATTAAACTCCACGGTAAGCTAATGGCAACCACAGTCCCCTACGCTCCCGAGCCAACGGTAAATCCACAAGATCCTGCAATTCCGCAGAAGTCATTGAACACACCCATCGATGCATTTGGTGGGGCAACAGCTGCAGCAATTGGCCACCTTGGTCAAGTTGCTGAAGGTGCGGGTAAGGAAATCTTCGCCCGTGGTTTAGCGATGCAGGAGCTTAATCAACAAGCCCGCGCCAATGAGGCAGTCGCAGGTTTCACCACAAAGCTCGGTGAGCTACATTCGCAGTATACCTCGCTTGAGGGCAAGAATGCAGTTGATGGGCTTAAGCCGTATCAAGACTCGGTCAATGATCTGCGAACATCAATATCACAGGATATGCCAAGTGCATATGCTCAGCGAATGTTTGATCAGGAATCGCGTAATATTCAAGCGCGAGCCATGTGGTCCGCAGGTGGCCATGCAGGTGAACAGAACAAAAAGTATGTTGTAAATTCATTAAACGCACGACAGGATACAATTACAAATTCAGCGCTAGCTGACCCACACGACGAAATTGGGTTTAACTCTGGGCTTGACCATATTCGAGAACTCAATGACCAGAAAGCTCAGCTGCTTGGGTGGTCTGACGCACAAAAAACCGATGAATTGCAGAAGGCTACGCAAGGAGTCTATGCAAGTCGCATCCAGGGAATGGCCAAATCTGAACCATTCGCCGCATGGAAAATCCTCGATGACGCAGTTGCCAAGGGTGATCTCAGTGGACCTGATGCGGCCCGATTGCAAGACTTTGTCAAACGTCAGCAATATACCGTAGGCTCACGGCAGATTACCAATCAGGTTATGTCTGGAGACGGTAATAAATTCGGTGAAAGTATTCTTCCGCAGACTGTAGCCCGCACCGGAATCAAAGCTGTCGAGGGTGGAAATTACAGCGCGGTTGGTATTGATGTTCCAGCCAGAGGTGGTCATGTTGCTGGCAATGCTCTTGGTGCCTATGGGATTATGTCATATAATCTAGCGCCTTGGCTCAAGGAAGCTGGGATGCCGAATATGTCTGCAGCTGAGTTTCTAAAGAACCCAACTGCACAGGACCAACTTTTCGATTTCAAATTCGGCCAACTGCAGAAGGCCAACGGTTCATTTAACGGGGCCATTGGTGATTGGCTTGGTCATGGTAAAGGTGGTGATGACCTTGGCACAACGATCCCAAGTTATCAGGCCAAAGCCAATGCAGCGATTGCCAAGAATTCATCGCTACAGGACCTCACCGATCGTGGGCGCAGGGTTGCCACGGAATCTGCGCCAGATGATCCCTTGCTCGCGGATTATACTGTTAATGCCATTGAGGCCAGCCATTCGCACGAAGCAAGAATTCAAGCCGACACCGAACATAGGCAGAAGGACACAGTCGACAGCGCCTTGATGGGAAACTTTAGTAATGGGTACGTCCCGGCAAATATCGATGAACTGAAGCATACATCCCCAGAGGTTGAGGCTGCAGTGAATGCGCTTCCTGCACCAGCTCAGATTACCCTGCAGAAGAACATCACATCCTACAACAATGCCATAACCAAGCAAACCAATGATGCAACTTGGCATCAGGCACTTGGGCTATGGTCTGGTACAGACGCAGAGAAAAAAGAATTCATGGAGCTTAATCCATATCAAATGGCATTAAGTCGTGGAGATATGAATAAGATTGTTTCCATGCAGCGAGACTTGTCTAAGCAATGGGGCGGGGATCCATCTGTGAACACAGCCCTGCAATTGGTTGCATCGCAACTCGACGCAGCAGGGATCAGCAACAAATCTGATCCAGAAGTCATGCGGCAGTTCCGTGG